TGTTTGGGGACCCATATGTCTTTGAATACGACTACTCACATGTTTACTAAGAAACTCCATGTGGAATATGGGACGGGCGACGCATAACGAGTGAAAACATTAAACACGGGACGAATTGAAAAGCGCAGACCGGAAAATAGGAAAGGGGGGGGGCTCACGGCTTATAATCACCATAAGTGAGAAGCGAGGTGAGGGCCAAAGTCTGGTTGGAAAGCCAGAGAATGGGGTCGTGGGCACCGGGGGGGGGCATAAACTGGGTGACAGGGACAGGGAACGAAAGTTGGAAAACAAGAGAGTCATCATCGAAGCGAAACTCCAAGAGATTAGGGGAGGCGGGATCAGCTTGAATGAAAACATCTTCAGGGAGAACAATGTAGTCACGAGCAACCTCAACACTGTAAGTTTTGAGCAACTCAAAACGAAAATTCAACCGCATCGGAGGACCATCATGATCACCGTAGTCGTAAACGGAGTTGATGGGAGTGTTGGAACGCGGAGGGGGAGCAGTGGTGGGGCGGGGATGATCCTTAGGGTCTTGGGCCTTCTTACCGGGAGTGGTATGTGACTTCTTGACAGGGGGAACAAGGGAATGTTCACGAGAACGGGGCAAAGGAGTGGAAGGTGCTGAGGATGCGGCAGAGACAGGGGCAGAGTGAGTGGCCCCGTCAAAAAGCGCAACAAACCGACGATGCCAGGCGCCGAGGCCACCGCCAAGAGGGGGTAGAGCTACCATGAGGAGGGCTTGACCCAGTCGACACCACCAAACTCCAGGGGAACCTTAAACTCGAACCGGCCCTTGAAGGAAGTGTTAGTAGTCTCGACGTCCCAGCCGAACAAGATCTCAGGGTGACGACCAGCTTGTGGACGAGGCTTGAGCTGGGAATTGATAACCTCAGAGAGGGTGATGGTCGCGGTGGGGACAGGAGAAAGCGCTGAGATCGAGAAGTTGACGGCGGAAGAGTCCTCGGAAATCTGGTCGAGGGTCTTGGGCCACGAAGAGACGTCGGTGGGGACGATGGTGGCAGTGGCGCTGATGACGACGTCCGCAGAAGCGGGGCCGATGAAACTGCCGACGATGGGACCGCAGATTCGGGCAGAACCGCGAGAAGAAGTGTAGGTGTGAACCTCGGCGCGAGAATCGAGGGCAAAGTGGCTCACACCGGACTTCTTATTGACGATGACAACGATTTTGACGGTGTGGCGGTTTGAATGAAGGGCGGCAGTAGTGCCGACAATCGCTGCGACGTCAGAAGACATCCTCAACAGAGGCAAGAAAGTGAAGGGAAATCAGTCAAATAGGAAAATCGAAAGGTCAGATTGGAATAGTAATGGAACTCAAAGAAGGTTCCAAGAGAATGGTTGCTCCAAGGATTGTCACTAGGGATCAGGTGGGGATGGTGAGAAAGCAAATATCCGGCCTGATTGCAATTAGAGAAGTGGCAAACGGTGGAGACCTCAAAGGACTGGGTCTTGAGATAGAGATCCTGCTTATGTTGTAGATCTCCAAGGATGGCGGCAAACTGGAGTGAAGCAAGGGGGAGACTCAGTGGGAGTTGCATGAGGAATTTGGGCGCTCTTGACCCCACCATTACGTGGGGAGCCGACTGTTTCTTTAAGACACACTGTGGCATGTGTGCCCTTCGTCCGTACAGTCTGTACACAGCCCAGGGGTCAAGCCTGGACACGGCGCATGCTTTCAGCTAAGCAGGGGCGGACGCGGCGGTTTGGGGGAAGATCCGCTCAGCTCGAGATTGGGGTGAGGACAGCAATGAGTGCCCATTTTGCACCCGTTCCTCAATCGGGACGATCAGCCACACGTTGATCAGAGCTTACCTGTAGTGCGACACCATATGCACCCATTACAGGTGGACCAGCCTCGGATGGCGTTAGCTGAGGTGACAAGTTATGAGGACCTGATGTCCGTGTAAATAGTGGGATAGACAGTTTAAAGTCATGACGGACGGGAAGGAAGATAGGGCGAGGCATCAAAGGAAAAGAAGAAAGCGGACCGGGGAGATGAGGGTGTGTAGCCACGCCGGGGCGGCACGTGAAAGAATCTGATCATCCGCAGGCGGGTCAGGCAGGTCCAAGGCAGGATCGAGATCGAAATACTGAATGGCACGGCGGAGACATGAGCGGGCGGAGGACAGGCGGTCATCAGAGGCGCCAAGTTTATCCGCTGACTCGCAGATGGCGTCCCGAATGCTGCGCCAGTAATCGGCATCATTACGACCCTGTTGCAAGCCAAACCGAGCGCGCCAATGGACGACCTTGCTGTCGTAAGACACATCGGGACCGCCGAAGATGAGGCCGCAAAAGGTCATATGTTTGCCTTCTTCACGTTTGGGGGTCATGAGCCACTGGCTGGGAACGAAGCCAGTGGTCCGGCGCCAGGCGCCAAGGGTGACGGAATCATCCCCGGAGACACAAACTGGGGTGCGGGCAGGACAGTCAAGGGAGGCGCCGGTGAGGGCGCAGTTGCGGGCGGTATTTAGGATCCAAGTCCAGCGATCACCGGACTCCTGGCGAGGCATGTGAGTACCAAGGTGAGAAAAGGTAGTATACCGATCTTCGCGCAGACGGGAGATGTAGGCTTCCGGAAATCCACTGAGGCGCATGAGCCACATGTCAAACTCGATGAACACATGGTCCACGCCAGAATCCCAAGAAGTGTAGTCATTGCCGGTCATGACTCCGGGGGACCACCAACGACGATACCAACGGGAGACATCGTCAGGGGAGGCACGACAATGAAGATAGGTGGAGTCGTAAGCGTATTTAAGTATCTGAGTCTCGAGGTAAACTGCATAGGGTGCGTCGCGGAAGATGCGACCGAGGTGGAAATCAGAGACGGTTTGACTGGCGAAGGCGTGCTTGCGCATCTTCTCCTGTTTTTTGATGTACTGGCCCTTCGGAAACAAACGCACCATGTTAAAGGGGGCGTCAAGGTTCTGCTTGGCAACACTGTACAAGAGGGTTTTCTTGGTGCGCTTGGCGGCCCAGCTAGCAAGTTTGTCCTGGGTGCAACGTTCAAGCAGGGCGGGGTTGAAGCCTTCAGCATGCCACGCGGGCACGTCAAAAAACTTGCGGAAACCACGCTGGAGCTGGGAGAGGCGGCGGGCGTCAGTGGGAGTCCAACGGCGTGAATGTTCACCAACGCGGACACGCTTAGCCATGCCCAGGGCATCCGTAAGCCTGTCAGCGCGAGTGTGATGCAGGGTGCCCGGGGAACCATCAGGGACGTGTTGGAATGTGGAACTAGCATTCGGGGCGGTCACTTCACGCAAGACATCGTCGGTAGGTTCCTCGACCTCATGGACCGGATCAGGGTTACCCGTAAGGGCGGGTGCGGCAGGCAGGCGATAGTTGGTGGCGGGGACAGAAAGCCGGGAATCGGCGGGAACGCTGGTAAGATGCTGCACTATGTCCGCAACGGTGGTATGGGTATTGGGGGGGGCGGCAGTATGGCGAGAGAACGCAGGGGAAGGGGCGGTGCGGACGCCAGTGATGCGTGCGCGGTGCGTGCGTGCTGTGTAAGTGTCAGGGTGACTGGTGGGGGTAGCCAACCATGAGGAACGATACTTGGCGGCGATGTACGGTCTGACGCCAACAACAGGGTTGGGGGCAGGGAGTCCCAATCGAGCGGCGGCTGCGGGAGAGAGGCAGCGGGACAAATGGGAGAGAACGGCAGACGAAATCAGACCATCAGCATCAACTTGAGCGGTAAGGTACGGAGTACGTTGTGAGCTGGCGACGGTAAGCAGAGCTGTGAGGATCTGACTTTTGCTCCAACCGGCCTCCACGTGGGTGGGGGAGGACATCATGGGACCCATTTTCAAGTAGATGTTTCCAGTAGCACGTGTGAGGGCAGTCCAGGCAGCGCGGTCGGTGGTGGTGGCGGTGAGGCCGCCCAGGTCAATGCAGACATCACCGTGTATGGTGTGCCCCTGGGACTCGGTGAAAGTGGCGGCGGTCTGGCCACCCATAGCCTGCGTCTGAACAAACCGTGGCGACACAGCCAAGAGTGGAACATTCGCGGGGCTCTGGGACACAACAATAACCTGGCCACGGTGGATAATGCGGCCGGCGATGGGCGGCGAGGGGGGAAGGCCGTAAAGCTCAGTGACTTGGGCAGCGGTACGGACAACTTGAGTGCCATAATAATCGGACTTGGCGGAGAGCCAGTCGGCGGTGCTCTGGTTCTCACGGGAAATCGACGGGGAATTTGGGAAGACGCCCACGGCCTGGGCGACGTCAAAGGTGACGTAGACGTCGGTGATGCCAGGATTGCTGGCCAGCATGAGGGGAATAAAGCCGTTCCAGCACTTGCCGGCATCATCGAGAACGACGGTGCCGGTACGAGGCTGGACCAGCGGCATGGCACCCGTCATGAAATTGCCAGACTGCAGGCCAATGCCCGGAAAGGCGGCGAGCATTGCGGCGCGGAGGGGCTTGCGAAGATCATGATCCCAGGTGTGAAAGGCCAGCGTGGCAGGTGTAAAGGGGATGGCCTGATGGGCAGCGCGGAGAGCAGCTTCCAACGCAAAGGTCTTACCAGTGCCGTAGGCCCCGTGGTAAAGATGGAAATTCACGTTGCGGTATGGCAGCCCAGCGCCCGTGGTGGCATTGAGCAACATCTCCTTGGCACACAAATCAAGGGTGCTTGCAACCTCCCGGGCGTTGAAATCGTGGACGTTTAGACTGGAGGGATGTACCTTAATGTCAGCGGCAAGGTCGACCGCCTCCTGGGCGTCCCGACCAGTGCAGCGGTAGGACACGAGCTGGGGTACCACGGGAACAGCGGGTAGGACGAACTGGTTAATGCGGCCGTTGACAGGGAAGAGGCCGAGGGAGTTGCGGGCAGTACCCTGCAGGCGTCGGTAAACGGTGGCAAAGACCAGCTTAGGAATGTTGACGACCTCAGAAATTTCGGCACCTGGTATCAATCGAGACTGCCAACCAATAACACTGAAGGGACCAGTGCGAACGGCGGCGGCAGCTCGGGCGTTGGAAGTTGCATGGAGAGTGATATGGTAGGTCGCATTGTCATTATTGTTCGTGATGTATGCAATGAAGGTGGGCCAGGCGCGGGCATGCTGTCCTTCATAGGCGGGAGCGGCTGTAGGGTTGTACTCTGGGACGATGGCACCACCGGCAGCACGGGGGCAATCGTCAGCGTTGCCGGCATGATGAATGCGATGGGTTACGGCAAAATGGGCCATAACTTGGGGCAACTGTTCAAAGGGAACGGTGCCATCCATAAAGGCAGCACGATCAGGAACAGGAAGCGAAGCAACAAAATTGGCCCACAAGAGGTACGGATCCATTTGAAAAGTTGCGCCCAAACAATCCCAGTAGCACATTGTGTTTGCGTCGACCTGGTTGGGTGGGGGGGCCAATCTGGAAAGAATGTCACGCCAGAAAGTGAAATCATCGAACTGGACGGGGCGAAGGTCATAAACCCGAAGTGGGTCAGCGTTGGCCGCGACGAGGACGTGAGCCGGGGGAACAGGAAGCGGGGGAGGAACTTCAATGGTCTCGTCAAGTAGCGGCACGGGTGTGTCCAAAGGGGCAGCGGGAGACGGAACAGAGGGGACAACAAACGCGGGCACGGCTAGGGGAAGCTCAACGAAAGGCGGGACGACAGCCGGAAGAGGAAGAGCGGGCGCGGACTGGTAAGGGAGAAAGTCAGCGTGGCTCTCCTCGTCGTGGAAGGGGGCATAGGGAATGGTGTAATAGTGGTAAAGGAGAGGGCCAACCATGGCAGCGAGGACAGCCAAGTTGACAAGATTACACGCATGAACCACCCAAGAATAACCCCAGAGATGTGCACGCTCGGTGTCCACAATGTGAGGGGCATGCGGAGAGTGGGGGCGGGGGTAGAAATCGGAAACGCCGAAGGTGTCGTTAGCAAGAGGAGCTGGGGAGCCTGGGGAAAGGTAGGCGGGGGTGCGAAGGATATGGTCCATGACGAAGACAAAGGGGTGGAGCTTAGGCCAGGCAAAAGTAATCACGGAAAAATTGAGCAGGGAAATGTACCAGCTGGAAAGACCGGCGCGGGTGGGGAGGCCAGCGGAGGGGAGGAAGTAGGCGGTGGCCAACGAACGTTGGGCGAAGCGCCACATTGGGGACCAAAGGTTCGGAAGGGTAACTGCCGGACCGCGAAGGCCGTACCAATAAAAGCCCAAACTGATGAGCAGGCCCCACGGGGTTTGAAGCCAATGAAGATCCAAGAGGTATGAGATGAAGGAGACCACGCCAGGAAGACGAGGCACCAGGTACTTGACGAAGTCAAAGATAAAGAAACCGCCGGCCTTAGCCAGGAAATACACGGCCCACTCAGCGGACCGAGCAGCATAGTGGGCGGTGAAATCGGCGCCCGGGGCAAGCTGAAAGAACGAGAGGTCATTGGGGCACACGCGGCGTACCAATCCCGGGAGGAGGTGATCATCGGCAGTGCTAACAAGGGTTCCAGTGCGGGCAATCCAGAGCTTGGGGCGGTCATAGTTGCTCTGAAACATTACGCTAACGTAAGATTGCCAACTCCAACCGATGGGGAAGAAGGGAAGTCGAGTCAGACGTATAATGTTGAGCCACAGGTAACCAAAGAAGGTGGGGGCCGTGTGGAAGTCGAGATAGCGGAGCCAGATGGCGTGGAGGACCGCGGCACGGACGTAGGAAGCTGGAAAATGGCCGTAGACCTCACTAGCGTGAGCGGCAACTTTGGAGTAGAGGTCGCGAATGCTGGTGACAGTGACGCGAACCTCATATTTGGCGAGGGCGTCCAAGAGCGTTGGGGTTGAAATACGCTGATACAAGGTGCCAAAAGGGTGGATGTACCAGGGGATGACGTTCACTGGGGCCATATCAAGCAGGCGTGTGCGTTGGGGGATAAGTTCGGGGCGGCTAATGACGAATACGTGGTGGGCATAAGAAGAGTGGATGAGCGCCACGTGCAAGCAGAAGTTGGCAGGCGAAATGACCCGATTGGTGAGTAACCACTGTCGTGCAGAGAAGGGCTGTTCATAGGCACCACCATTGTCACCCTCGGGAACATACGTGAGGGTGTCCTTGTCAACGGTAAAATCATAAAGGCTGGTCCAGAGGGAGGGGAGTGACCATACCGTCTCCGGAGGTATAACGGTGGTACACACGAGGTACTTCAAGGTGGGATTGGCGTCAAACCATGTTCCGACGGTCGTGGCAGAGATGTGATGAAGCACATCATGGGCAAACCAGACAGGAGACGTGGAGATGGGGGAAGGGCCAGAGGGGACCGGGGATCCACGATAGCGAGTGATGTCCTTACCCTCATAGCGAGGGTTGAAACGGCCAGAGGGAGGGGGGCAGCCACCAGTGAGGAGGTAGTTGAGCTTGGGGTCCTTGAGAAACAGGCCGAACCAGTCGCCCGAAAGCAACTGGGAGACGATGCCAAGGCTCTGATTTTCAAGCGCATAATGCACG